GTTAGTTAAATCCGTATCAAACTTGAGACCAAATTTTCGGTTTTCCTCAACCTCAACTCTTCGTCTTCGTTTAACTTCTGCTGGATTGCTACCGCTTGCTCGTACAGCTTGGCTTTCCGTTGCCAACCCACCTTTAATGCGCTCTTTCCACGCTTGCGCCTCTTTGGTTGGATCAATCCACGGCATCACTGGGCCACTATAAACAGCGTTATAAAGTGACGCTGGATCAATATCGACTGGCACCTCAATTTCACCGCTGACAATCGCCATTTTTAGCCATTCTCGGTAAATTGGGCGGGAAATGTGCGCAACAAAGGTATCTTGTAAAACAGAGTAGCCCTCAAAGCTTTCCACCAACTCTTGGCGCTGGCTTGAGTAAGTGCCGTTATAGTCACGGGCAATGCTTGAATAACTTGAGCGAGTGCCTGCCGCCGTTGCTCTTAATTGACCATTCCTAAAGGTTTCAAGGTTCACATTTGGGCGATTAGAATTGATTAGCCCAATATCTTCACCAGGTTTTAAATCATCAATAATCGCACCGGGAGCAATCTCAAAATCTCGCTCCGGACTGTCTACGCTGTAATCCTCATTATCCCCGTAGAGTGCAGCATCACCTTTTTTGATGTACATCGTAAAGGCAGCGGCAATTCGTGCGGCCACACGCTCGCTCTCCTCGTAGTCTTTGAGGTCGGCAAGTCGGACGATTACGCCATGCAACATTGATACGCCACGCAACTGGTGTAGCCGCTTTTTAAACGCAAGGTGCAACATATTTTCCGCCGGCACTGTTTTAACTCGCCCGTAAGTGCGGTTATTTTCCTGCGGGTTATCCATGTACACACGGTAAGAGACAGGGCGCCGCCATGCGTTAAGCTCGATCCCTTGAATAAGATTTGCGGAATCTAACGTATTCATCGGCACAAAATCAGGCTCTAGTGCCTCAAGGCTAAATGCAATGCCGGTGCTGTGATTTAGTCCGGCTACACTGCCACGCACAAGCTGGATAAACACCTCGCCATCACGGAGCCACGTGCGTAACAACATCCGCTCAAGTTCAGGGCGAGTAAATTGTCCGGTAACTTCCGGACGCACAGACCATTCCGCCCATTTTTTGCGGATTTGCTCTGCTAACTCCTCATCAACATCACCTGTTAAATTAAGCGGCTGTGGCTCAATGTGGATGCCGCGTGAGCCAATGACCCGCTCCTCCATCTTGTCTAAAATCCCGATCACAATGTCGTGATTTTGATCTAATGCCCGAGCCTGTTCTCGCAAACTAACCGCACTTTGTTTGGTCGATACATTCGCGCCTTGGCTTTCGCGTTTTGCCTTATGTGTACGGCTTGGCATTGCTGCCTCGTATGCATTCATCACATATCGGCTTTTTGCTCGCTGTGCGCCCCATTTAGGCGAGATTGCGGCAATTGTTTTATCTAATATTCCCATCGTTTAAAATCTCGCATATTTGATTCTGTGGCGTTTAACGCGCTGTCTTGTTTCCGCTAATAACTCATTAAGCATTTGTTGATAGCGGTCACGTTGTTTTGTCCATTCGGACACTTGGTAAGATACCGATCGCCCATTAAAGCTAACTTGGCTTTGGGCGTTTTCGATTTTTTCATCAAGCGTTCGGATTTTTTCTTCAAGCTCTTCTTTATCGTAAATCACAGCCACCCACCTTTTTTCTTGCTTACGCCACCGTTTAGCCAATTACTTTTTGTTTTGGGTTTCGGTTGCGGTTTTACTTGTTCAATTTCTACCGCACTTTCTGTTTTTTCTTCCGGTGCAGTTATCTCTTTTCGGATTACATCAGGATTTAATCCAGGTAGTTTTGCCCAGTATGGGACATTGTCCTCATCGCCCCACTTAATACGTTCATAACCACGCAAAATAGCGATCGCATGGGTATAGCAAAATAAGTCAAACGCCTCATTGTTGCCCTTACCTGGTTTACGCCATTTACCGTCTTGTCCACGCTCCTCGTATGTCAGCTCATCAAAAAACCATTCGCCAAGCCACGACGGAAAATGGATATAGTTAGCCCCGATAGTCTCACGGCTTAATGCGTTACTAATGCGATCTTTGAGTTGGTCTGTTTGAAGTAGGTATAGTGGCACATCACCTCGTGCTTTAGCGTGTCGGTCTGAGCGAGAGGTGTTATCTGGATAAGTGCGCGTAATAAGTTTTTGTCGCTTGGTACTATCACCTTTAACGAGATACACTCGTTTTGATATGCCATCACGCTTGCATCTACGCCAAAACTTATAGGCGTTATCTGTTACACCGTCCTCACCGCCACTATCCACCGCCATTGCAAGGATTGGCATGAATCCGCCATCTAATCCATCAATACGATATTGCTTATTAAGCACATCACTGATGAGTAAATCCCAATCCTCAGGGTAGGCGGACGGATCAATTGGTAGGCTTTCCCCTTCTGAATTGCTCCGCATTGATGATTTAATGTTGTATCTATCAATGAGCCACCGTTCGCTATTTTCACCATAGCCCACAATTTGGACGACAAAACGGCGATTCCGCCCACCCTGTACGTCAACCGCAGCCAATAAAAAACGGCACCCATAAGGTACCGTTCTTTTTTCGGTTTCTTCGCGCCGCTCCATCAGCTCATCACTTCGGCGTTGCTCAAGTGCGGAGCGTGGTAAATAAGGCAATCCCCAGTCTGTATTTGTTACTGCCTTTAGCGTTTCTTCACTGCCAGTCATTTCAAATTCATGTTCAGCAGTGAGTAATTTATAAGTTAATTGCGCCCATGTTTGGTAAGCGGCTGCAGGACCTTCTAGCCAAAATGATGCAATACGTGAGTTTCTTCCCTCACCATGGATTACACCATCTTTATCTATTGTTTGCCCCTCTTTTAACCACTTGCCACCGATGTTTAATGCGCGTTTCTTGTCAGGATCTACGAGAGATTGACAATGTGGGCATTGTAAACGAGCGTTCTCGCTTGCCTTAACATAGTCAGTATCATTACGATAACCAACCATATTTGCCATTGATGGCTCAAACCATTCTTTGCAATGTGGGCATTGCCAATAGAATCTACGTCTATCGCCACGGTTATATAGTGACAAAATACCTGTTGTTGGCGGTGCCTCATGAGTCGTTTTGGGATGATGTTTTATATCAACAATATCTTTGCCTGGAGAACTCTCTACAAGTGTCATTCCAGCACTCATAAATGTAGTTGTCCGTTTTGACGCTAAACTAAATCCATCCCCCTCACCGTCCACATCATCGGGCCATCGGTCGTAATCTGTTAACGCAACGTATTTATAATCGGATGATGACAATACGTTAATTGACGGCCAGCCAATCTTTAATAAATTACCTGCCCTAAAATATTTATCGTGGACATTGTTATCGTTTTTACGCGGGCTTAATCTTTTTGCAATCTCAGGTGAGCATCTAAAAGTGCGGTCTAAACGTTTACGACTATGCTCACTGGCTTTCTCTTGTGTAAGTTGCACCAAGAGAAAATCAGACGGATCGCAAATAATCGCATAAGTGATCCAGCCATCAATCAATCCGATTGTTTTACCAGTACGAGCTGGCCCAACAAAAATTACTGCGTCATACTCACGAGAGTTTAGGCAGTCCATTGGATCTAGCATATATGCAGCAGTATCTTTATCCCATTTAACTGAGTTACCACCTCCAACAGGCACGCGCATATATTCTGCTACGGCTTCCGATACTTTCATTCGGCGAGGAGGTTTAAGTAGATTTGCAATATCTCGCCTAATATCTTTAGCTGATGCAAACATGGCTACTCCTCTGATTTATTATCGCCATCCTGTATATGTAATGACATTTGCGATTTAACGTCATCAATCACCTGTATTACACGAGTTAATTGTGTGGGAGTTAATGCGCAATCACGCTCTAGAATATCTGGCAATGTATCAAGTGACTGCACAACAGCTTTAGCCAAAAAGCCCATCTCTTGAGCCACTTCAAATGATGGCACCAGTTCGCCAGTATCTCGCTCGTATTTAAGTCTTTCGTTTTCCGCTTGCCAAAATGCTCGTCTTTCAACAGGTGATAAGCTATCAACATCTGCCGTCATTTTTTCAGCAAGTCCGATTTTGATTAAATCAGATAGTGCGTAGAGCTTTAATTTGGAATTACTGCCAATGGCTGGCGTTAGTCCTGCAAGCCTTTGTGATACGGTTTGTCGATGCATTCCGACCAGTTCGGCGATCTGATTTATATTGAGTTTTAAGTCGTATAAATTATCCATAGCCGAGACCGTTAAAATGCCCAAAAAGAAAAAAGATGATGATGCCTAAGATGTCAAAAAACTGTCGAAAACCGCGCGCCCGAAACCCCGTGGAAAGGGGTATCCCCTCAGGAGTACCTTTTTAATTCGAATTATCTGTGCAATTCCCATTGATATATTCGTATTTACATCACATAACTTAGATATAATCCCAAAAGACTTGATGTTTCCCTTAGGGGCATAGCTGAGATATGTAGCGCATATAAAACAAAAGCGACTGTTATCAGCCGCCTTTATTGAAGATTTAAATATTAAAAACCGTCTTACCTTGCTCATTGGTAACGTAGATGTGGTCTCCATCCCCAATTAATCTGTATGCAATCTCTTTCTCAATGCCTTGATCGCCGTACTCATCGTCCGGTATAAAATCAATTATTACACCAAAGATTGATGTTGGATTGTTTCTTGCCGAGCAGTAGATTGATTCCTCACGGATAACCTCTTTACACTCTTGGTCTCCATAGATTGGTTGAGTGTAGTAGATGCCGTTAAGTGTGATAGGTCTCTCTTTTAATTTGTCTGCCAATCTAGTCATCTCCTCGAACTCACGAGAGGTCTCATCGTAAAATACAAAGCTATTACTCTCGGTGATTGACGTTACACCATCTTGGATGATTTTTATTGTTAGCATAATTGCTCCTGTTGTTTTTGTTGATAAAAAAAAGACCGCACTTTAATTGGCGGTCTTGGTTTGGTTAATCCACTTATTGAGATTATCTACTTGGCTTGCGCACTTATCTCGCTCTGCGGTTACCTTGACTAACTGTATGACTACATCACCGTATGTCTCACCAGTAAACGCTGTTTTAACACAAGGTGCAGTGTAGGCTTGAGGTGGGTAAATATATTCTGCTTTGGTCGTGACTTTATTTGTACAAGCGGTCAAGAGCAGACTGAGGCAAACGAGTGTGAGCACAAGGTTGTGTCTTAATGATTGTTTTAACTGATTCAGCATTTTCTGTTGCTACCCTTTCTATTTCATCATTACGTTGCTGTTGCTCAATGACTGCATCACGCTCTTGTTGCAGTGCAATGTTCAATGCTTTATTAGCATCTTCTTGTTGCTGAATGGTTTGGGCTTGTTGTTTTGTGGTTATGTTCAACTCATCTATAACACTTGATTGGTAACGCAATGCGCCAAACAAAACCACTACAACAACCCCTAACGCTATGTAAATGTACTTAGTCATTATCAGTTACCATTAATGCTCGATATAGCTTGCAACGCTCATCAATGCCATTTAGTCCACCATTAATTCTTCGAGTCACTTTCTCTACTGAATTAAGATCAGCTAATTCACAGAGTTTCCAATACCAAACAGCAGCTTTAACTGATAAGTCTAAATTACTTGCTATATCTTCTGGCTCAATATCTCTACCTAACCATTTTCTAAACGCGGCATAATTATCCTTACCTGTGATCTGAATCAGTCCACGACCACGATACTTCCAACCATCTCCACTTTTCTCATCTCCATTACCCAAACGATTAGCATAAACACGATTAGCTATTAGCTCAGGTTTGCGCTCATATCTCTTGGCTGTAAGTGGATCGGGAAAATATTTGCGAAAAGTTTGAGAAAGCCCAGACCAAGAATAATTTAAGTTTTCTTTAAATCTTGTGAACCCTTCACTTTCATGCCCGCATTGGGCTAAGAACATAGCTTGTTGCATCTTATTTACACAACCTGCTTTTTCTATTTGTTCTGAAATGGCTTGATAAACACCCTTAACTGCATGAGGGAAAATTTTATTGAACGTCACTTCGGAAATCATCATTGTCATCTTTTTCAATTCTCCGATTAATGAATTTAAATAAGAATTCGCGAATTTTCTCAGTGCCAACAAAACCAATCATCGTGCCAAGAAATGAAGAATATTCACTATGCCCAAAAATATGAGTGCAGATCGGCACTGCTACGCCAGCAATAGATGCACACATAGCTGCATCAATGAACACATATCGGAAACTTGGTTTTTTACGCATAAATCCAAGTCTTAAAATAGAAATAAATAATGCCCAAAGGGCGCTTTGAATAGAGCTAGAACTCAAATTAATTTGTAACCAAGACCATATTAACGCCCATACATCAGGCTCTTTAATTGGCATATTTCCCCCTAATTATTTTAGGCAATAAAAAAGCCCACCTGTTACAGTGGGCGTTAAGTTCTGTTAAGATCTAGGTTACCACACCAAACTTAACAGAGGTTTAATTAAAATGAATGAAGCAAGAATATCTCGTCAGCAAATTCTAAATAACATTCCTGAACAATATCGACATTATTTCAACATCGTTATTTTAGACATCGCCCAAGACATATATCCGCTTTTCAAAAACTTTACTGACGCCGTTAATATCTTATGCAAGCACGCACAAATTAACAAAAAGGTTGATATATTCTTCACATCATCAAAGAGTAACGGTATCGTTTCCTCAGATTGCTTAACTCTCCAATATCAAATTCACCCAGAAGCAGTCCACGTTTACTATAACAGCTGCATATTTTACGATCTCGCCAAAGCCAATTTATACCCTCGTGAAATACAAATTGCGGCTTTCCTAGAAGAATTAGCACATACTTATATGAATATCAGCGATGAGATCTTAGTTAAAAAGGTGGTGGCGTGGATGTATGAGGGCATTCATTACAATGAAAATACTGAACAGTATGAACCTATTTATTCCAAGGATAAGTAATCGCGTCTAATGGGATTTTCAAACCATTTACTGACAGTCTCTCAGCTTGAGTAACACCAGAGCAAATAGAATTGTTAGCTAAAAATGCATATTTGTTTTTCAAACATTCATAAAGTGCCTTGAGCAAATACTCTGGCACTTCCTCACCATCAATCTTAATTGTATCGCCTAATGTAATGTTCATATTCCACCAACAAAAAAGCCCCGACCGTTTCCGATCAGGGCTGTAAAATTCTCTTGTGCGTTTGCTATGCGCTAAAACCGCAACTTACACATAATGATACATTTTTAGTGCGCACTGTCAAGCACTTATGCAACAAAAATACATTTTTGGCACTCAATCATCAAAAGCAGTGATGTTTTGGCAGTTTTGAGGCGCTGAAAATACTCACGTCTTGATAAGTTTAAGTGTCGGCAAATATCAATGTTATCCCACCGCTTAACGTAAGTGAGCATAAAGACATCGTAAAGCTCCGGCGACACACGTTTCATTGTCTGCATATGCCCGTCAATCTGCATGCCTAAATCATCTGTAATCGGCTGCACACGGTATTTTGGCAAATAGCGTACATCACATTTAAGCTCTGCAAATCCTGCTGATATTCGTGGATATTCTCCCTCATAACGAGGAGTAGCCCAATATCCCCACTGCACCGATACTTTGTTGATGTTAATGCTCATTTAAGACCTCTACGCTTTTCAATTAATCGGCATTTTTTATTAAAAATCTGTTTAATTCTTTTCAAATCTTCTTTTGAGTAGTTTCTTATTCGCTGATCTGCTTCAACTTCCTCAACCTTTACCAATCCAATTCGATCTATTAAACCAAGCCTGAATTGCTGATAGTTTCCACCCAAATACCGGTTGCACTTTT